CCACCTTTCCCATCTGACGCTAAGAAATTATAAAAACAGCCAAAACCATTAGTATGTTTGAGAGTTTCTACACCGTATAAAAATTCTCCATTGGCATCTGTTACAGATATTTTTATGAAACCAAATTGGTTGGGAGAACCCAACCATAATATTTGTCTCCACCAAAAATATTCATACAGCGCACCCTTTTCACCGTTGCTATCAGCTGGAATATCCCAAGTCAATGAACCACCTCGTAGATATGTGTCACCACTACCTCTGTTAGCTAAGGCAATGTGTGGTCTACCCCAAGTATTATCAATCGTAAGCGTTCCATTCAGAGATTGGCTACCATCATTAAAACGCCCTTGGTTTTTAATACCAACTTCAAACCCTTTAGTAATCCAATTGTTAGAAACATAGTCAAACAGAATTTCAGACTTCTTAACATTTTCCGTATCTGATTCATTAGGATTACCAATCTCGTAGCTTTCAGTAGCACTTTTTACAATACCGACCCATCCATTATCTGAGTTGAACTTAAGCTTAATATCTGGGTATGTTTCAGCTGTACCAAAATTCTTAAGAGTAGCTTTGTAATGCCCAGTCGATACCTTTTTAATGCTACCGTACTTGGTTTCGCCATCGCTACTTACCAAGGCTTCGGCTTTGTTTTCACCGTAACTTTTAGGTACGTCAAACGTGACTGTTATTCTTGCAGTAATCGGTGAAGTGTTCTTATCAACTGCTAACGATGCTTGACCAGACGGGATAGCTTCCCAAACCTTATTAGGTTCATCTCCGAAAATCAATGGTTTCGGTTTATCTACATTCAGATAGCCACCAAGCGTTTCAGCTACGCTATTAAAGTAATCGTAGTTACCAACTAGAGTAAACGATACTTGAATCTGTTTAACTGATAAGGTGTTATATAGGAATTGCTGACCATAACGCCTGTGCCCTTGGTCTTGATAGTTGTTGTTGAAATTTGATGCCACGTTTTTGGTGACATCCACTGGAACGGCACGTCCTTGACCTTCATTGAATAATTCGGTTAAGTTCTTGCCGTCATAAGTTACTGACATTCCTATCAAATTATGCTACCCCCTAGCAACGCTTGTCTGCGTTCATATTCGTTTGTGGCTTTTGTCATAAATGGTGCCAAACCGTTTGAAACACTTCTACCATCGATGATATTTTGAATCTCAATTGGCTTAGAGCCATTAGTTACCAATTGGCTAAGCAAACCAATCACGACGTCTAGCTTACTTTCAAGCATAGAAACACGTTGTTGACTTGATGAATCATCATGGTTGTTTTGTGGTGCATCTCCAGCAAAACGTGCCACCGCTTCGGAAAGTAATCGCCACGCTCTGCCACGTTTGGCAATATCGGTTGGAATAACATACTCTGGCATATCACCCTCAGCGAGCTCATAAACACCGTTCTTGCGTACTAAACCACCATTTGCATAACCATGAGTTGCAACGTAGTTAAAGGATGCATCAGATGTTCCATAGCGATGCTTGATATAGTTGATTGCAGCAAGCAAGTTATCATATCCATTACGGATATTGTTGTGTCCTGGGTGCTTGTATGCATTAAATGTACGACTAATAGTTTGCATCAATCCAATTGATGGGTCGCCCATTCTTGCATTAATATCCCAGTTATTTTGTGCGTTAGGGTCACCACCAGATTCCTTCTGTATAGTCGCTAAAATCTTAGACACACGGAAGTTGTTTGGTTCTATACCGTTAGCTTCAAGCGCTCTAACTACCGTATCACGCCAACGATCAACCCCAATCCCTTGTGGATGGTCTTCACCGCCGCCTGCTGGGCTGAGCAACGGACCAAGCGTTTTCTTAATCCAATCGAACATACCACCAACTTGACGTTTAATCAAAGTTTGAAGTGGGTTGTTTTTATCCTTAAGCGGTTTTCCGTCTTCGCCACTGCTTCCAAAATCTCGAACACCGAAATCAAGAAATGTAGCAGCATTTTTGACATGACGACCTGTAAATTGATGATATTGACCATCACCGTTATAGTTATAATCTTCACCGTCGTAAGTGTCACCGTGTACTGCTGTTACAAAGTCAACGTGGTTGCTTGATACTGGTCCACCAGTGTAGACAGATACTACACCAGGTTTTGGTCTACTTAAGTGTGGCACTCTTGCAGAGACCCACATCCTACCATCACCAAGGTGACTAAACAAGCTAGGATTAACACCAAGGTTTGCCAAACGGCTGGCAATGAACGATACACACTCACGATAGTAGTACCCCCATGGGTCTACTCCAGCGTCTTTCGCTTTATCTTTGAAGCGGTAGTCATCGCCTTTAGCACCTATAGCTACAGTGCCTTCGTCCATTGAAGCATTAGCCATTGACCAGAGTTCTTTCCACCAATTTTTAGCTTCTCCGACAGGTTTCTTATACAACGCATTTCCGAGCGGGGTAAACATAGCGCCCAATTTATCAGCATTAGGACTAAATTTTTTAGCTAGTGTACCAACAGGGTCTGTAATAGCACTTCTGACAAAATCAATCATTTTTTTGAATTTGTCGACACCGTTTTTCATCCCATTCCAAACTGAGCCAGCTATATTGGTAGTTGTATCCCAGACTTTAGACAAAAAACCAGTACCTTTAGCATAAGCTCCACGTTCAACACCCATGAGCATAGCCAATTCACTGGCATTGATAACTTCCGAACCAGCTGGCAAGAGGTATTCAACATTGCGACCTTGTGGCAAGAATGATTTACCGTTTGGCAATATTACCATCTCTTGGTTGTTAGTCTCAGGGCTATCATTACCATCGTTTAGTGTAGCAAGTGTTGGTCTAGTGATTGGGTTTCGGTATGAGCTGAATAGACCTGTACCATCCGCAAATTTAACTTTAGGGATTTTACTGATTGCGTTCTTCGGACCACCGAAGTCTTGGATTAAGCCGTTGATGCCGTCGATACCATCGTTCGGAATTTTGATGACCGCATTGATACCATCGCCAGCAAGGTGTTTCATGCCATCCCACATGTCACTGAAGCCATTTTTGACATTATCCCATGTATCCTTGAAGAATTTAGCGATGTTGGTTAAAGCGTCGGTGATTAGTTTGGTAATTTTAACACCGAATTTATCTTGCGTTAACGCTCCGATTTCATCCCATTTTTTCGATAGAAATTTTTTGGAGTTTTCCCAGCCATCAAACCAATTATTATTGATACCTTTGTGGTGCTTGTCGATATCCTTACCTAGAGCAGTCATGGCTTCAGTAGCGTTATCCTTGACACCTTTCCATGTTTTAGATGCGAATTTCTTAACGTTGTCCCACTTATCAGACCAATCTTTCTTAAGGTTACTCATGTGTTTTGCAATACCTTTGGCCATATCTTTGACATGGTCCACAGTGCCATCAACAAACTTCTTAAATGGTTTATTGTGCTTATACATCAACTCAAAACCAGCTACTACTGGATTAGAGATTACAAGCAATTTCTTGGCAGTGTTAGTAAAGGCTTTGATACCTTTTTCACCGCCAGTGAAGTAAGTCTTAGTCTTTTCAAAACCCTTCTTGGTGCTCTTGGTCATTGAGTCCATCGCACCCGTCCAAGTTTTCTTCATGCCATCCCATGTCTTGCCAAGCCATTTACCAGCGTTAGAAAATCCATCTTTGATGTTCTTTACAATACCATCAATGAATTTCTTGAATTTTTCATTGTGCTTATAAAGCATCGTAAGTGCAGCGATAGCAGTAGTTATTCCAACCACGACTAAACCAATTGGATTGGAAGCAAAAGCTAAGTTCAATGCTTTTTGTGCAACTGTCATTCCGACTGTAGCTGTTCGCCATGCTTGGATACCTTTAACAACTGCTGTAATCCCATTTGCGATTTTAGAGCCAACAAAATATGCGGCAAACAAAGAACCAACCGTTTCAATAGCTGTTTTATGTTTTGCAATACTACCTAAAGCATTGGATAGTGATGTGACTGGTTCTTTAGCTTTCTTACCATTGCCAGTCATTAAATTGAAAGCACCAGCGACACCTTTAATCATGGCTACTGCGGTTTCCCAAACACCACCAACGAAGCTCTTCCCAATGCTGAAAAGTGCAATTAGACTATCTTTTGCTTCCTTGAAGAAAGCTACAATTTTAGGGGCATTATTGGCAATGTTCTTACTAAGGTTATCGACAAACTTATTGAGACCGTCCATTAAGCCATTAAGCTTATCTGTACCATTTCCAAGATTAAACACCTTAGAGAAGGCATCCATGATAGTGCCTAGTCCTTTGGAAACATGCTCTCCAAGCTCTTTGAATTTGCCTTCAGTTTTAGGGTCAGCAACCCAGTTACCAATCTGTTGTAAGAATGGGTTTTTCATTTTATCGATTGGATCACGGAAAGCTGCAACTACTGCTGGCATACGAGACTTGATGGTTCTTTCAAGACCACCGATAGTAGTCGAGAAGTTAGCCGTCGCATCCTTGTACTTGTCTTGCAACTCAAACAAGGCTTTTTGAGCCATTTCAGCGGTAATCTTACCGTCGCTTTGCAACTTGGCATATTGCTCTTGGGTCATGTTAGCAATGCCCAACTCTTCCCCAGCAACTTCTTTAAGCTGGTTCTTCATTTCTGGAAAGACATTGATGATTGACATCATGTCTTGCCCTTGGACTTTACCATTGGCAATCATTTGAGCCCACTGGGTAGAGAAATTCTCAACGGCTGCATCGGTCTGACCAAATGCATCTTGCAAGGTCAAAATGGCTTGTGTTTGTTGCTTGGTCAACTCGGTGTTGTGAGTTACGGCATAGAATTTCTGGTTCATGCTGTCAACCATTTCAGTCGAGTTAGCAGCAGCTTGCGCCATTTCATTGGTCATATCGACCATCTTCTTACCTTCTTCAGCATTACCTGTCAAGGTCAACCAAGTGGCGTTCATGGTTTGTTGGTATTTAACGTATTCGGCACTAGACTGTGCTATCTCATCAAACTTGCCCTTAATAGACCCCAACGCATTTTGGAAGCCATTACTAATCATGTTAGCGGCAAACGTTGCCCCGAAAATGCCTTTCAAACGTGAGGTTTTCTTTTCGGTTTCATCGACTTCATTTCCTAAACGATGGAAGCTTTCTTTCAAGTGTCCGATGAACGTGCTAGAACGTTGACTTTGCTCAATCTCATCGTTAAGTTTGTTAGCGGCATTTCTAATATGCGCTAGACTCGTCGCTGTCTCATCTAAGCGTTGCTTTTGCTTACGGTATTCATCGCTAGTCTTTCCTGCTTGAGTAGCGATACGCTCAAGCATTTCCTTTTGGGTCTCGTATTGCTTATTTAGGTTAGAAATTGCTCCCTTGTATTGCTTGAGCTGTTCCTGCCTAGCTTCGTCTTCTTTGCCCTCTGCCTTTAAACGCTTGACGTAGGTATCAGATGCCTCGTTTTGGGCTTTATATTCCTTTTGAAGCTCTGCCAAACCAGACTTATGATAATCAAGGCTTTGCTTAGCTTGACGCTGTTGATTTTCCAACGCAGCTAAGCGTGTAGTAGCTTGGTCGATTTGTTGTTGGTACTTAAGGTACTGTTCGGCGACTTCGACGGTGCTCCCTTTAAGTTGAGACTGTTCTTGTTTCAGTTTCTCAATCTTTTGCTGTTGGTTCTGGATGGTATTACTCAAGCCTTCGTATTTTGCTTGAGCCGCACCTAAATAGTCACCAGCGCTACGCATTTGGCTCTCTTGAGCCTTCCAAGCATTTGTAGAACTATTGACTAACTGAGTTAATCGTTTAATCGAGTCAGCAGCCTGAAGCGTGTCTAAGGCTATTTCAGTAGACATGGTAGCTTGTATTTTCGCCATGTTATATTCCCTCCTTTCCTTAAAAAATTAGAGTAAAGATGTTGGGTCTACCATCCTATCCTCTTCCTCTTTTGCATTCAAGATTTTCATCAATTCATAATAATCAGTGTCGTAATACTGATCTAGTGTCCACCCAAAGCCTTGGATTGATTTCTTAGCAATGGTTTTCAAATCTTCAATGCGATTTTCTAAATCAAAAATTTGTTCGCCTTTAGATTTTAGTCTTTTGGGTCAACTTCACCAGAGGCATTTTCAAGTTGTTCGTCTGTCAATCCGTACATATAGCCAACCAATTTTTCAGCAATCTCTTGTGTACGTTTATTTTCCAAATCGAGTAACTTGTCATAATCTTCATCATTCAAGTTAAGAACAGCACGGATAAAGCCAAGCATCTCTTTAAGTATTGAGTAACTACCTTGAGCCTGCTCTTGTGTGTCGCCATCTTCGATTGTGTCACTGATTTTAAGTACTGCTAACTGATACTCATGCATACGCAATACATTGCGGTTGCTTGTAGTTACTGTGAATGGTTTTTTACTGATTTCTGGGATTTTAATAGTTCTGATTTCCATTATGGTCTTACTCCTTTTTAAAAAAAAATAGAGGCCAGGCCATAAGCCTGACCTCTTTGCGAATTATGATGTGTTAAACTGCTGTAGAAGTTAGTGTGTAACCACCGAAAACTTCTTTGTACATGTTTGCTTTATCAAACTTAGAATCACCAGAATAGTATTTCTTGATTGGCTCACCTCCAAAAGCAATCGCTGACAATGCGTTATATGTCAAGTGGTCGTTTTGACGGGTTTGGGCGGTGTCTGTATCTGTACCTACGTTCTGTGATGACTCTTGGAAGATCCCATTAGCAAACCCAAAGTAAACTGAGTTTTTACGGTCAAGCGTTTGTGACTCAATCAATACTGCAATGTGTGGTTTTTCACCTTGGTACACATATCCACCTTTTTTATCAGATTTGAATCCAAGGATTTTTTGTTTGATATCAAAATCAAGGTTGTTAAATTCAAAAGCAACCGTTGGTGAACCGGGTCCGATCATAACATCCTGTACTTCGTTGTTTCCTGGGACTTTAGTAGCTTGTCCTTCCAAGTTTGAGATGTTAGCGGTACGAGTACCAAGCATTTTTGAATCGATTTCGATTACACCGTCAGTTGAAAGGCCTTCTTCACCTTTAATAAGTTGTTGAGTTTTTGGGTCAACCAAAGCAAGTTTCACCAATTTCAAACCTACAATTGCCATATATATTTTCTCCTTTTATTAAATTAATTTGTCGTGAGCAACAAAAAAAACCGCCGTAATTTGTAATGTATCGGGGTCTATGCTATGTTCTCTCATATCTGTAATTGAGTAGTGTTCAGATTTTAAGAATTTTATCAATTCCATCTCAAAAGCTTCAATATCAAAATCAATATCGAGTTTATAAAAAATCTGTACTTCTACTCTATCTGTTTTACTGAAAAAGGTATCGTTTCCACTTAAACCAAGTGATGGGTTGCTTTCGGTGAGCAACACGATTGTCTTATCGGTGTTATCTTCGAGTTCTTTAGGTAAGTTGTTTGCATATACTTCGCTTATTTCACCAAATCCTTTACCCTCAATTAACTCTTTTAGTTTTACGGTTGCTAACACTTAATCACTCCCCTCCCTTCTTGCGAATGAGTTTTTCATATTCCTCTTTTTCTGCCAATAGCACCTTAGTTTGGACAGCGCTATCGTTTTGTACATTAGTAACAAAATGGTCAGCACGATATTTCTTAGTTCCGTCATTTAATCGTCTAGCGTTTTGGGCGTGGTACCTATTCACCCACCCAACAGTTGACACGCCATTTTTTCTACCATCCACGTTTGTGGATTGGACAGCTAAGCCGTCAGCCATGTGACCATACTTCAAATTTTTCTTCTTTGAATAGTGTTTCTGACGAGTAACTTCTGCCAACTCTTCTTTAAATACCTTAGCACCAGCGGTTGTAATCTTTGCTTGTTCCGCTGGTGTTAAATCACCAATACTAGCCACTGTTTTAAGCCAACCCTCTAACGCTTCGTCAAGACCTGTCATAAGCTATCACCCAACTTTCTTGTGCTTTCTAAGTGTCAGAAAGTCGTAGTGGTTAAAACCAAAGTTTTCGTCTGGACTGATACGCACGATGTCATATTGAGTGCCGTTTAAAGTGACAACTTGACCTTCTAATACTTTTGCATTGTGGCGGATGACGATAACTATTGTATCACTTTCGCCATTTTGTTGAGCCAAATACTCTTGATTGAGCGTTCTAGTGTGTGGCTTGTAATGAAGCGTAAATTGTTTCACGAACTTTGGCACACTCACACCCGTAAACTTGTTGGGGGTGCTTTGGTATGTACCAAAATCTGCTTTATAACGAAAGTCTGAGGGTAAATATCTAACTCTAGCCATTAGTCACCTCTTTCCTCGCTATAAGTTGCGTACAGCCCCCTTAACTGCCCGATTATGCTGTTTAGCGTTAGATTAACAGGATATGTTGCCGTATCTGTCAATGCCACTCTATACGTGAAATATGAGCTTGTTAGGGCTATTACAGCCGTATCAAACAAAGCTCTCACACTGTCGAGGTTGTAAAATTTTGGATCATCCCCGACTGAATTAACGACGTACTGTCGAGCTGATTCAATGTAAGCTGGGATGAGTGCCGTGTCGTCTGTCTCATCCAGATTCAGAGTCTGCATGATAGTTTCCTTAGATACACTCATAGCTTACCTCCTAATTAGACTGCTGTTGAACCAAGGTTACCTTTTTGGTCAGCAATAGCTTTAAATGATGCTGGCACAAATGCTTCTGTATCAGTTGCTACTACATCAAAACGGTCAATAACACGTACTTTAGTAGTGTCAGTTTCAAACGCACCACCACCAATATTGGTAGATAGCAATGACATTTGTTGACGGTCAAACAATGTTACCGCTTGTTTCAAGTCACCAAAGTAAAGCGGCATAACTCCTGATGAAGCGTTAGGAAGCCAGCGGTCAGAAATTTCTTTAACTGCAAAACCAGCGATTGAATATCCAGTTGGTGATTTTACATCACGTTCCATGAGGTAGTCACCCAAAGCATTTTTGACTTTTTTAAGAGCTGTAAAGCCTGAAGTGTTAGTCAAGAAGAATGAAGTTTGTTTGATAGCTGGGTCAACTTTAGCTTCAAGGTCAATAATATCGTCCCATTTAGTCAATGTTGGTTTAGTTGGGAGTTTGTCAACAACACCCAAGATTGCCTTGTTACGAGTAACCACAACTTTTTTAGCAATCCAACCAGACAACCATGCAAGGATATTTTCAGCAGAGTCAGCAAGCAAGCTGTTAGTAACTGTTGAGATACCAGCATAGCGCTTGATAGTGTATTTGATAAGAGAAAGTTTTGGATCATCAATATCAGCAATTTTACCTGCTTCATCATCAATATTAGCAAGACCTGTAATATCAGTCCATTTTTCATAAACACGTGAACCAGTAAGAGTAGTTACGTTCTCAACATTTACATACTCTTGCAATGAATCGTATTGACGAACCAATGTATTGATAGCTGTGCGAATATCTTGAGGAATAGTCAAACCTGCATCAGAACCAGAATGGTCTGTTTTAGAGTCAAGCAAGTTTTGGTAGCGACCACGGACTAGGTTTTTGAAGTCTTTAACAAAATTAGCTTTAACTTCTTCTTCATTTTCAGTCAAAGGTTTCTTCTCTTCCTCTGACATATTCGCTACTTCGCTAGCACGAGCCTCTGTATACTGTTCTTTGAACATATCACGTTTCATTTTGGCAGTGTCACGTTCATTTTTGATTTTTTGCAACTCTTCAGCAGTAACTGAATCGTCAAGCATAGCTACGTTAAGTTTCTCATTCAAGTTTTCGACCTTGTCGCCTTGAGCGATCCAAAGGTCATGCAATTCGTTTGATGTTTTCATTAATTATTTTTCCTTTCATTTTTCAAGTAAAATCGCCAATTTCTGCTCTCGCAAAGAATTGGTTTTAGGTTTAGCAATCATATTCTTGAACTTATTGATTGCCGATTTGCTTGGTAGTTGATGTACGGCATTAGTAACCATGATTTGTTCTTCGTCATCATTGAAGAACATGATTTCATCTGCAAAGCCTTTATCAACAGCAGTTTTGGCATTAAGCCATGTTTCTTTTGCCATGAGCTCTAATAATTCTGATTGTTTAAGACCAGTTTTCATCTCGTAAGCCAAAGCGATAGACTCGTCAATGCTATTTAAGACCGCTGATTGATGCTCTAAGTCATCACTATTACCAACGATGCCAGTAGACGCTTTGTGAATCATAATATGTGCCGTTGGACTGATACGAACGGTATCACCAGCCATTGAAATGACACTCGCAGCACTAGCAGCAAGCCCTTGTACATTTACCACAATACGCTTGCCACTTGATTTAAGCATCGTATAGATTTCGCTAGCTGCAAACACATCACCACCATTTGACGCAATGTTTAGCGTGATTTCTTCGTCTTCATCGTTAGCAATGGCATCTTGTACCAGTTTAGGATAGGTACTAGACATGCCAAAGTATTCGTAAAAAGCACCGGCATCATCGCTTACAATATCGCCTTTAATGTCAATCTTTCCCATTTATCTCACCTCCTTTCAATGTGGTACCATTAGGGTTTTCCCCTTCTGGCAACTCTTTAGGTAAAATTTCAGCTTGTTGCAAAATATACAAGCCTTGATTTTGAGCGAGTGTGCCACTTTTAACCATGCTATTAATCCGACTGACACTATTAGAGCCAGTAGGGTCAACAGCCGGCAAAATATCTGCATCCACATCGCAGGATAGTTTTTGAGATAGCTCACCGATAAATGGTCTTAAGTATCGTGAGACTGCTTTGTTATAGAGATCTAAACTCATTTCCAGCGATGATTGTTGGTCTCCTTGACCTCCAACTACATTCTCTGGGATACCGTAGACCTTAGCAAACTGTCCAGTTGTCCAGTCCGCTTGCTTAAGCAGTTGAGACACGTTCGACTTAATTTCAAGCGGTGTGAAGTCCTCTAAATCATCCAGCACTAACGGACCGCCTTGCATTTGCTTCATCGCTTGCCGTGAGCGTGAGAGTTTAGTTTTAAAATCAAGCAAGCCACCGCCTTTAATCTTCAAAATACCATTGGCATTTAAGGCGTTTTTGAGAGAGTTAAGCGTCAGCTTATCGCTGGCTTTCTGTATATTCAACTCCCTACTAAGAGCCATCAACGGGCTTACACTTGTCAAACCACCATCCACAGATAGCAATTTAAAGTGTAAGACGTCACCTTGTGGGACGTGCTGTTTTGGTGGAATGCGTGGGTCGTCAAAAGTGATGTTATAGTAAATTCCATCTTTATTATCCAAGCGATTGAATGATACTTGAGACGGTCGCAAATATTCCCACTTCATATCCCGCCCATTTTCATTTCGCCATCGATAAGCAAAGGCTTCCCCACCAAGTAGCATTTGAGCAAAGATAGATTGATAGAAATTAAAGCGGTTAGCATTGTTTGACGGGTTATCAATGATTCCCTGTAATTGTTTCCGACTGGTTGTCAGTTTAACGGTTGCAAGGTCGTTGGATAATTGATTTATAATAGAGAATAAATCCGAGTTCCTGAGAGCAGTTTCAGCTGAAACCCACTCGCTACCATTCAATGTAGCTAAAAACTCTGGATCAGTAATATCAAAAAAGCCCCCTTGATTATCTGGTGGGCTTTCCGTTGCAATATTAGTTATATTAAATATTGGCATTTGTTATCACCTCCTTTCTAGCCATTTTTTGAGGCTAGTTCACTCACTAATCCAGCAAGTACGAATGTAACGGTCATACTAATGCCAAACCATACATAGCCAAGGTGGTAAGTGGTTATATTGAGTGAAATTGCAGCTAAAATGAACATTAAAATGTCGAAAATAGCCCAAATTGCCTTAAAAAACTTCAAAATCATATATTAATACTCCTCTAATAGCCCACTTTCTGGGTTTTTTAGCCATGCTAAAACTGCCTCTTGGCTCATATGTTCGACTTTCCATGTTGGATTGTTAGTGATAGCGTAATCCTCAAAGGCATACATAGCGTCATACATACCATCAATGATTGCATCGACTACGTCAATCTTATAAGTTGACTTCATTTTGTCTACTTGGATACCGATGTTATCCTCTTTAATAACTGCATTTATCAAGGCTTTACGCATAATCTCATCATCCAAGCGAGTGATATTGCCTTCGATAAATAGCGTTTGAAGGAATTTTGTAGGGTCTTTTAGCTCACTTGTACGTTGTCTTATTGGCATGAGTGGGAAATTTGTATTAGATTCAAGACTTTTTATTATTTTATCAGTCATCATAGCGTCATAGCCGAAGAAAACGACATCAAGCTGATTATCTTCAACATAATCTATAAACCAGCGATACACTTCCTCTGGGTTAATAAGCCCTTGCGGATGGCTTGTAATTGTACAAAAGCCCTTCTTTTCAAGCTCACGATAGTTGACCCCGTCTTGCTTCTCTTTGG